CGCGGAAGTTGGTCAGGATTGACACTACGCCGTCGGGCGAACCTTCAGCGCTGGCGAAGTCCAGCGGATCGACGCTGGTGCCGTCCAGCAACGCCGTAATCCAGATCTTCTGGCTGTCCGGCTCGTTGAAGACGAAATACCCGTCAAGGTATCCGACCGTCACTGCTCCGGGAAAGTCCGGGTTGGTGATCTGCGCGAAGACGTTGGTCTGCGTGTTGAAGATGTAGCCGTTGGGGTTGGCCGCGATGAACAACTGAATGCCGTTGTCGGCCATGCTAACCGGCCCGGTGCCGGCCACAGTGCCCAGCAGCGTCGCGGTGTAGCTGGTATCGATCTTGTAGAGCTGCGTGCCGCTGACCACAAACGCCGAGTTGGCGTCGTTGGAGAACGACCACAGTCCCCGGATGGGACCGAACCCCATTTCGGCCAACTTGCGCAGCCCAGGTGCGCGGTTCAGAAACGCCGGCTCTTTGCCTGCTTCCGGCACGATCTCCGGAAACAGGTTCACCATGCGGTTGTCCGCAGCGTTGACGCTGCGGGCCACATAGGACGATCCGAGGATCGGCGTCTTCACTTAGTAGTTCCCGGCGTACACGTTGAACCGTTGCCGCGTAGCCACCAGCGAATACGGCATCGACATGATGTCGTCCGGATTGTTGATGCGCTTGAGGTTACGCTTGCTGGTCATGGCGATGCGCTGCACCTGGGCCGACGGCTCGACGCCGAACTCAGGCGCGATCTCCATCGCCAAGTTGTAAGTGAACGCGCGCAGATACCCGGGCGGGAACGTCAGGTCCGTAGCCAGTGTGGCGGGACCGCTGAGTTCCTCGACGCTGACGAAATGCCACTCCAGCAGCCGCGTCGGCACCGGGTAGATGTACATCTCGATGTTCGGGTAGGTCATGTTGACCCAAAGCACCTGCGGATACGTCGAGGTCACGGTCTTGACCGCGATGCCGTCGTACTGCTGCTGGTTGATGATCTTGATGCCGAAGCTGACGTTGGTGCCCGGGTCGCGGAAGTACGTCGCGTCGTCCAGCAGGATAGGCCGGTTGCCAACGAAGTCACCGCTCGGCCCCAGCGTGCGGCTGATTGTGCTGGTCGGCCAGTTGAACACTTGGTCTTGCGTCGAGAAGACCGACAGCCGCTCAGTATTCCAACTGTCGATCATCTGGTTCATGGCCGTCAGCGCGTCTTGCGACACTGCCGCCGAGGGCGTCTCGCCCTCTGCCAATACGCCGAGCAGCCGCAGCGCTCGGTTGATCTGATCGCCAGCCGTAGCCATATCAGGCCCCTTCTTGGGTGTCGAAGCGCCGTTTGCGCCTCACACGCAGCATGTTCTCGTCGGCAGCAGGCGTCGCCTCTACCACAGCCGGCGCTGCCGGCACCGTGGGATCATACCGCTCCCAGCCGTGCTGCTCATCATACGCCGCTTCCCAGTCGGTACAAGCGACCTTGGCGCCGTGGCGGGGATGTCGAAGATAGATGACTGCCATAGTGAAAACAGGGGCCGTAGCCCCCGTAGAGTTACGCCACAACCGGGTACTGCCACTTGGTGCCGTCCGAGATGAACAGCTTACCAGTGCCAGTAGCGTTGGTGGTGGTGCCAAGCGAGCCGACCGGCGCGCTGGTGGTGGTCGAGTTCGCCGTGATGGCGGTCGTCAAAAAGTACAGGCCCGCAACCGTGTTGGCGGCGGCGGCGGAGCCAGTGGCTTGAACCGTCGAAGCAATGACGCCGCCGTTGACCACAGCGGAACCATCGACAACAACAGACTCGAACTGCGGGTCGGCGTAAGCAACGCCAACGGCTTTGGTGTTCGGCATCTCTGATCCTTTCAGAAATCGGGGCCGAAGCCCCGATCAATTAGGCCACGACGGCGTATTGCCACTTGGAGCCGTCGGAGATAAACATCTTGCCGAGGCCGGTGGCGTTGGTCGTCACACCAATCGAACCGGCAGGAGCGTCGGTCGTGGTGCTGTTGGCCGTAACAGCCGTGTCGAGGAAGTACAGACCTGCGCCGGTGGCCGACAGCAGAATCGTGCCGCCAAGCGACTTGGCCGCGTTCAGGTTGCCGTCAGAGAACTGATAGGCAGAGCCGCCGTTAGGGATAGCCATGATGAAATCCTTTCAGAATGAGTTTGGAAAGGGGGCCGTAGCCCCCGTTTCGATCAGCCCCAGAGACGGCAGGCCATCTGCGGACGGATGGTGCTGTAGCCGTACAGCACGTCGATCCGGCAGGGCATACGGTCGTTGTTGATGTCGTACTGGCGCACGACACGCAGGCTGATACCGTTGTGGACGGCACGCGAGGCCATGTCAACACCCTGCGGCAGCAGAAGGTCGGCGGTGGCGAACGTGATGGCGTCCTTGTGGTACACCAGGTTCTGCGGGTACTGGCTGCCAGAAGCGCCAACGAACGTCACGGCCTTGCTGTTGCCCGGCAGCGCATCCACAGTCGCCAGCGCGTGGCTGGACGAGTAGATGGGGGCCACCGTGATGCTGCCAGCGCCAGAACCGTTCAGCGTCACGTCGGCCAGAGCCACGAACTGGAACAGCGAGCCGGTGGACTCACGGGTCTGCGGGTTGACAGCGTAGCAGTCAGCAACGGTGAACACGTCGCCAGCCTTCACGGTGTCGCTGTTGCCAGCGCCAGTGATGGCGATGGTGGTCGCCCCTTCCGTGGAGACCGCAGCCGAGGTCGTGCCGCCAGTAGCGTCGCGGGTGCCGCAGGTGAACTGCTTGATCGACTGAGACATATTGATCTCGTCGAAGCCCAGCACGCCCATGCCCATCATGCCGTTCTTGAACTGCTTGCTGATGGTGTCGGTCGGGTTGAACAGGCCCTTCATGCCCTCAACCAAACCAGCGTTGGCCGCCGGGTTCACCGTGGCGTAACGCGGGTTCATCACAGCAGCGTTCTCGTTCAGCTTCTGCTGGGCTGCGAGCAGCACGGCAGAGGTAGACGGCGTGGTCCCGGGGGTGCCGACGCTGTTACCGATGGTCTTGAACGCATTGGCGACGTCAGCGTCGATGCTGGCGGCCAACTGGCTGATACGAGGCTTCAGCACACGATCAGCGAAGTCGTCCAACTGCATCGTCAGCTCGGCCGACGTGAAGTTCACGCCGATGTGCTTCTGGCTGGCAACGGTCAGCGTGGTGAACTGCTCGTTGTCATCCTGCACCTGCAGAGCAGCGCCGTCGGTCACCAGAGCGCGGTCCGGCAGGCGGATACGCAGCGTGGAGCCGATCTTCGCGCCTTCAACGGCGAACGAGTCGTCGTATTGGCGGTTGACGTTGCGGGTCAGAACGAGGTTGTTTTCGAGGATCTCCAGGGCCTTCCTGGTGATCATGTCAATGGTAAGAATTGAGTTAGCCACGATGGCGTCCTTTCAAATTAGCGGTTGAACTGCGCCTGCATTTTCTTCAACTGGCGCTGGCGTTCAGCTTCGATCCACTCCGAGGTACTCATCGTCTTCACCGAACGCGGATCAGTCGTATCGTAACTCGGATTTCCTGAAGCTCTTGCCGTCACCGGAGTGATGGGTGCAGGAGCCGATGAGGTCTTACGGGCGGGAGGCTCGCTGCCAAGTTTGGCTTCGATCTTCCCAATCTCGCGTGCCTGCAAAAGCGGCGACAGACGAGAAATGCGGTCAGCTTCCTTCGGGTTGGAACCCAGCCAATAGGCCAGATCCGGTCCGACATCCGAGGCTTTGATCGTCTCGGCCATAACCGACGTGATGCGAAGCTGCGGGTTGTAGGCGACTTGCTCGAAGTCGTCATACTTGGCCCGGGCTTCCTCCGCACGTTCGGCGTAGGCGTCCTCCATCGCGGCCTGCTGCTTCTGGAGTTCCCGCTGGGCAATCAGTTCTTCGGCCTTCCTGATCGCCAGCGCTTCCGCGTAGGCTTCAGGGGACTCGAACTGATCAACTGGCGGCAGCTCCTTCGGCTGCGCTGCGGCTTGCATTTCTGCCAGCCGAGCCTGCTGCTCACGTTCCCACTTGCGCTGCTCTCTTGCGAGGCGCTTGCTGATCATCGCGTCGATTTCAGCCTGGGAGAACTTCTTCTCCTCTTGCTGCTCGGGTTGATTCTCAGCGACTTCCGGCGTTTGTGCGCTGTCCGGGGTGGCCGTCACCTCGGTTGCTGGCGCGGAGTCAACTTCCGCTAAGGCTTCTTGGACTTGTTCAGTCATGGTTGCTCATGTTGAGCCCTGGTCTACCGGGCCAGTACGGTTCTCAGATTATGCGCTAAGAAGGCGCTTGTCAAGATCAATACAAACTATGTACAACGGATGCGCCATCCTTGAATTTCAAAATTCCATCAGCACTGTCTACAAACAGACAATTTGCCGCTGCTGTTGCTGAAGTGATATTGATAGAAAACTGAAATGCGCCTTGTTGCGGAATTACAAAGCCAGTCCCATTTGCCACACGCAAAGCTACTCCATCACCAGTTTGAATGTCTACTTCATTTGTCCCAGGTTTTGTTATCAGCAAAAGTTTTGACGTTCCTGCTTGTTTTATAGCAATGTAATTTTGCGCTGCATCTGTATCGGAATCTAAAACAAAACTTGTTGCGGCTTTTCTTTTTACGCTAAACTCAGAATTAGTTTCGATAAGTTGAGTGGATGTTGACCCAAAATCACAAAGTGCCACAGAAGGAGATTCAATTTGCGGGTCTACGATTGTCAACCCAGCGTTGCCTGTTTCACTAATGTTTGTCGTGCCACCAACAAAACGGACATTCTCTAAGGTAGTGTCAAGCGAGTTATTAACCACAACTCCAATAGACGGATGAATAATCTGAGCCGACCAAATGACGCTATTCTTTTTATTTGTTGATGTGCTATCGCCTTGGATCAAAATAGCAGCATTTGCTGTAGTTGCGTAATTTGCCTCATACCAAAACTGTTGGATTTGGTTGTATGAGCTATTTTCAAAAATGACGCCGTAATAAAGATTGTCTCCACTATACTCCAGATCAATCATGTTTATGACGTTACCACGGGCATAGTCAAACCTGACGCCATAATGTCTGGCGTTATCACAATTAAAATTTGAAATGCGATTATGATTTGGGCCTCTGCTGTAATCCACGCCATAAAAACGAATACCGGAGTACATTTGGTTACAGCGTATATCGTCAAACGTACAGAAGTATGAGAATTCCAAATGAATACCAAGCGCATCTACAGCATTTGTATAGTCCCAGAAATATACGTTTGAAACATTACAATACTGCGCCCCAATTAGTTTAATGACTGGAACATTTCCGAAATCATCAACTCGGACAGTAAAGTTAGAGATACTGGAGTTTTTCAACACTACATTTCCGTTAGTGTCATAGTCCCATAGGATGATTGGCGTTGATCCTTGTGCGTAAATAAGAACGCCGTTGCGTGACTCGCCAACAATAACTTGCCCATTGTTGATGGTCAAAGCCCCTACTTTATAAGAACCATTTGGGATATAGACAGAAAGTCCGGTATCAATAGCTGCTTGAAATGCTGTAGTGCTTAAATTAGTTCCAGTTGGGTCAGCGCCAAAATCTAGCACATTGGCCTGTGTGCCAGAAATCATTGAAAAAGTTGCTTTGGTCAATGCCATGACTATTCCTTTATATCGTGTAAGTTATTGTTCCATGAATAGACGCAACAGCAGATATTGCCTCTGCGCTGTAAATTACGTTATTTAGTAAAAATGGGTTTGTGCTTTGAGTTGCCGATGAATTTACGGACGACCCCACAAAATACACGCCAGATGAACTTGCAAAAGGCAATCCTGTAATGAAATTAGAACCACTGCCTATTGCAATACTTGTCGAG